TGCACGTCTGTATAACATGGATGAGTGATTGCTATGCACAATCTTCATCTTAGGGAATATCTTTTCTAGTGTTTGAATGTATGCAATAGACGCTGCCAACTCATGGCCAGCAGAGAATAGATCTGGGTCTGAGTCATGCATTGACATTGCGTGCATATCTAACTCGTCACCAATATTAATAACGAGATCTGGTTTGTATTTTGTCTTGAGCGCTTTAAGAAAGTTGAATGCATCTGGGTGGTGATAAGGTATATGGAGATCACTGATTACTAATACGGACTTGTATGCTTGTGCCATTACAGCTCCTATAAATTAGGTATCTGAAAGATAGCACAGTTAGTTTGTTAAATCAATAGCCTGACTTAAACATCTTAGCTTCTGCTTCACGTCTTAGTTGAAGTCCTTTAAGCACACGACCACCAGCACGACAATACTTTAGGAGCGATTCAATAGCCGCTTCTTTATCGCCACGAAGCAACGCTTGACGGAGTGTTGATCTTTGAAATGTACCCAAGCCAAGATTGAAGGCAAAAGAAACCAAGCAATCGAATTCACATTGTCTAAGGCGCACGTTAGGTAGCATCTTAGATACTCCCAACTCGAAACGATTGAGGTCTGATTTAAGAAGTCCATCTATTTCTTCTTGCGTAAAAGTTCTGTTCCAAGAATCAGGCAAATGTTTGCCATCGCCGATAAGGTGACCAACACCCACAGTATACAGGTTTGCAGCACAACGATAGGGCCGACTACGCACACCTTCAAAATGTTTAATAAGTTCGATACCACGCTTAGATACTTTCACGTTTCTTTTCCCATGTGCGAGAGCCAAAGTAGAATCCAATGATAGAAGCTACAATGCTCATCTCATCGCTAGAGAATATAGCATCCATAGATTCTGGTGTGAATCCACCAGTAGATTTAACTGCCCATATGAAGCCAGCTACATCAACGAATACAAGTAAGCCTACAAAAGTAAATGCAACGAATGGTCTGACACAAGCATTAAGAGTCTTGACCCATTGTGATGCACCTTCTACAAGCTTAGTGTCATGTGCATATAATGCTTCACGTTCTTGAGCGTACGTTTCTGCGTACGTTCCTTCTAATTCAATAGCAGCAATCTTCTCTTGAGATACAAAACCTTTCTCTGCCATACGCATAGCTTGTTCGTTCTGTAACTTAGCCATCTCACGTTCATGTGCTTGGTCACCTTTTTGCTGAAAAAATCCTAATAAACTCGGGAGTCCACTAGTGGCAAACCCTAAAATTCCGCTGATGATGCTAAACATTCCTAAAATTCCTCTCTATTAAATTTGTATAAATCACAGATGATATTAACATATTTGTTAAACTTCTTTTCATGTGCATCAAAGTCATTGTGTCCATGATACCAAAGCATACAATGGATCATCTCATGCATGAGTGTTTCAGATATCTTTAAGTATGTATCATTAGAGATATCTATTTGTATTCTAGTAGGCTCTGTAAGAAAGTATCCAAGCACCTCACCTTTAGTATTGATGATACTGAAGTTTACCTTGTGCGGTGCTGGCATCTTGTAGCCATTGAACGGAGGAAGCCCAACAAAACAAGCATACATCTTACGCAAGTTTTGTTTGGTAAGTAGCTTCATTACTTGGCCAATGGATTGATCGTTGATTTGCGTAATGCTTTCATCTCCTCACGCACTGCGCTAAGAGATACATCAATCTCTCTTTGTGATCCTTTAATGATGGCTGCTGTTTCTTTAGATGTAGCAAAAGCTTCTGATGCTTTCTCATACGCTCTGTTGTTAGACATAGCTAATTCAATCATACGATTGTCAGCAGCTTTAACTCTATCTTCTACTAATGTAATGCGTGTTTCAACATTACTCATTTTCTTTACTTCTTCAATTGTCGAAGTCAAATCGTTGAATAGGGTTATCCCGTAGTAGACTGCTCCACTGGTAGGAACTAGCACTGATAAGATTATCCCCAAGATCATCTGCGAGGATAAGTTTAAGGTATACTTCTTGTTCTCTTGCGTAGTCATTCTCTTGCTCCATGTTGATTGCTTCTATGATCTGTTGATTCTGTATCGTGTATGCTTGTGTTAGCATTTGCATACTCATAACAATCCCAAACCCAGGCACGAGTTCCTTTGATTTCGGAAGCTCTTGTTTTGGGTCTAGCTTCGCTTCTGTACTTGCGGTTGTTCTCGATGCGGGCTGTGATTCTTGTCTGCTTTCTGTCTTGACTTCCGTCTTGGTTTCTTGACGCACCGAAGTAGTCACCTCTGGCATCTGAGTCTGCGCAAAATCCATTGGCACAATTACAGGTTCTATTGGTATGACTGGTGCATTGATGGGATTCAATGGGCTTGTCACACTGAGTGGACTTGTCGGACTGATTGGATTCGTTGGATTGTCCATCGACTTGACACAACTGTTGGTAACTTGAATCCAAGAACCAAACGCTGGAGTCGAGTATGGATCTGAGCATGTCGAAGTTCTTTGCTCTAGTATTGATCCAGTGTATCCAGCTTCGCATGCTAGTGTCCTTTGTTCTGTAGTTTCAAAACAAGTTGGCGGATCTTGTGTGCAATTATCTGACGTAGTTGTCCAAGAAGTCCAAGTGCTTGAGCTGCAAGCATAGGAACGACTCTGATTAACCACGCCACTATAGTGCGGTAGAGGGCAACTAAGCGATTGATACTCCACTGTATCTGTGCAGACTGGCTGAATGTATGGAGCGCAGATAGGATCATCTGGCCTATACGGACACCATGCTGTAGCAAGCGCTGTAGCATCGTCAATGCCATGGCACTGTAAGTTACTAACCCAGCCTTGAGTTGTTGGAACATATGTGCAATACCATGCATAGAGTGGGTTACTCCACAGGAGTATTAGGAATAAGAGGGAGCGTATAGGTAGGACCATATAGTTTCTCAAATCGTTTTGGATCTCTCTCATGCCATGCACGTTTAGCTGTGTAACCTAGTGAACCACCAATAGGGCAAGGTGAGCCAGACATTTCCATAGCTTCCCACACACGATTGTCTTGACACAATACTGATACTGCTGCTACCTTTAAACCTAAATCGTTAAGTGTCTTAGCTAGTTTAATACGCTCACAGTTTTCATCTGTGATAGTAGCACCACCACTGATAGAGAACATGCCTGTGTTAGCACCACCAGATACACCAGACTTACACATGTCATTAGAGAAGCCAGACATTGATGGGGCCATAGCACTAGGCACTGGCATCCCTTTGTTGTTGATCGTTGTTGTATCAGCATGAGCATAACTTTGACTAAGCAAGAATACAATAACGAAGCCAGCTGTAGCAAGAAGGATCTGCTCTAAGCGTTTAAGTCTAGCATTGATTTGCTCATAACGAATAGCACATACTTCCTCGTGTGTGCTTAGCCTTGATTCTACGTCATGCTTAACCATGTTATTCCTCTGCTGGTAAAGGTGTGTTGCCTTCGCTTACCCATTTTAGGTAGGCTTGGTAGTCTGTGTTAGCTGGGTCAAATGGGATAGATGCTCCATCTGATAGTTTAGTAACACAAGGTGCTAATTCGTTATTAAATCCTTTAAGAAGTTTATACATATTATAGTTCCGCACTAAAAGTAAAAGAGTTTTGATTATTTGCAGTAACGCTTATAGTGTTATATCTTCCAGTAGTTAAACCACTAAATCCACCTATAGAATATAAATAAATAGAATATTCGGAGCAATAATTAGTTCCAGTGCTTAATGACGATTGTGTTACATTATCTGGACCTCCTTGCATATTGAACACTCCAGTCTGACCTACTGTAGGTACAGCTCTCATTGTAGCTTGTAAAGATCCCCATGCAGATACAGCAGTTGATGAAATAGTGTAACTAATTAATTGAGCTTGAACTTGATAATATCTTTGACACATTGCAAACTCTTGACCATACATTCTGCGTTCAAATGGTGTTGCTGTTGAGCCTACTTCTAGTTGGACACCTGTGATGTAGAAGGTAGCTCCGTTAGTGGATACTATATTATTTGACCCTGTAACTTGATAAACTGTTCCGCCCCCATTCCAAGCATTACCAGCACCTACATATGCAGAACCTTGACCTAAGTTAAATGCAACTCTTAATCCTGTTCCATTAGTTGTAAGCCATGTTCCTGTTGTTGAACCAGCAATTGTAATTGAAATTTGTTGCCAAGTATTAGCAGTTGAAATTGTATATCCAAATGGGTATACTTGAGTTCCAGCACTATTAACTAAAAATCCACTAAAAGTTCCAGTTAATGAACTTCTAGCCCAAAAAGATAAAGTAATAGTTCTTGCATTTGCTGTTCCCCATGCTAAATCAGCTATATTATAACCTTCTATATATTGTTGTATTTGAAAAGAATCTGTTGATGTTAAAGTATAAGCAGAAGAAGAGGTAACACCTAAGTAATTAGAAAACCCTACTGGAGGTGTAACAGAACCAGCGTTTTGTTGTGCAGTAAATTTAGATGTTTGTGAATATACTACTTGCCATCTATCTACTGTATATACATATGAACCACTAGATGTTGCAACACTAGCACCAGCATTTCTCTGGTCAATCCTCATGTCACCATTGATGATGCGGTTCTTTAATCCAAAGGGAGATGCAGCAGCTCCTTGTAGAGATGCGTCATTGAACGTGACTCCGTTTGAGCCATCAAGTGTCATTGCCATTATGCTGCTCCTTGTAGTGCTTGTAGTTTAGTAGCAATGTCTGCTAGTTGTGCTTGTAGTTGCTCTACTGTAGGTTGTGGTTGTGCTATTTCTACAGGAACTACCCATGTTACAGGAGCATCTTCATGTTCTGTAACTTCACCAGTAATTACATTTAATTCTTTTCTCATATTAATTCCTATTCATACAATATGTTAATTGAGCCAGCATCAAATGCGTCTGTGCCGTTTACGGTGGTAATTCGGACTCGATCTAAAGTAGCTGAAAGTGTTTTATCACCAGCGCAAGAAGTAACGTTTGTAGAAAGCAATCTACCCGCCTGAGAAAGAACCCAATTATTTCCTGTAATGTTAATAATTGTTGCTATTCCTTGAGTTGCATAACTTGCACTATCTTGCCATATTAAAAACCCACTTGTTGAGCTTGTACCAGCAGAGCCACCTGAGCTATCATCAGTAACTGTAGTGCTTATATAGCCAGTTGTTTCAATTCCCCCTGAATCACCTAATTGAATTAGCAAAGAACTACTTCCGTTTGTACTTAAACCTGAATAAACAATGGAAATCCGCTTTACCCAGCTAGGAATACCAGTAAAGTCAACAGAAGTTCCACTAGCTGATACTGCTGTGCCTGCTGTTAATACACCTACACCTGTTGGAGTGCCACTAATGACTGGGCTTGTTAATGTTTTATTTGTAAGTGTTTGAGTAGCGCTGTCTGTTACTATAGTCCCTGTATTATTTGGTAACGTGATAGTTTGTGTAGCACCATCAGTAGCTTGTATTGTTGTAGCACCAGATGTAGCTCCAGCTAAAATTAATGGCATGATACATGCTCCTTCTTATAATTGTCTACTGCTTGAATTGCTAATTCTTTAGTCATAAATCTTCCTAAAAATATACGTTTATTATCTAGTGTTGTTCTAGCAATAAATGGTCTTGTTCCTTTGCATTTATCAAAATGATACCTTTTTGCCATGTTGATAGAAACAGACTTATTGCAGTTTGGGCAAGTAGTTTTTGTGTATACATAACCAATCATAGCTTTACGTCTTTTTTCTACAGACTCTAGTGTTTGTTTTTTACCAATCTTCTTTTGCTTCATAGACTCAATAGACTCTATGGATTGTGTTTTCCCTAGCATGCCATGTGGTTTATCTTTCATGTATTCAGATAATTTAAATACATTAGACTTTTGTTCTTCTGTATATTTAATACCTTTATTCCAAGAAGGCTTACCTTTTCTTGCAACACTTTGCTTTTGTTTCCATTCTTCTGACCTAGTAAATTTCATGCCTAAAGCACTTGGTG